GCCAATCAGCGTAGTACCATCCGGATTAGTACCGGTAGCCACTGTGAACCCATAATTGGCCTCCGTGCCGATGAGATGCTGATCGGGATCCAAACCATTGTTCGCCGTTGGCGCGAGCAACGTGGTAGAGCAAGCAATGATGCGATCATTACCACCGATACGGGCCGTAGCGAACCACACGGCACCACCCGCAGTCGTCGGCGCATGAGTCGCAAACGGGATATGCGTGTTGACGGTGGTGACCTGCCCAGCGCTGACGGCAGCAATAGCCGTAACACCATTCGTTGGCGCTGCGATAGCAACAGTACCCGACGCGGAATACGTACCCGTATTGGTGAGCAGAATGCCAACCACACGACCGTCTGGCGAAATGAGCGCAGTCCCGGCAGCGGCGCCAAGGCCGGTGAAGGTGACGGTTGGCGCTGAAGTGTAGCCTGAACCGGGGTTCAGGATCGGGCAGAAGCCGATACCCGTACCGACACCGCCCGATACGCGAATCTGTTCGACATAGCAACCACCAGGGGCGGCAGCGCTGAGATTCAAAGGTGCATTGCCCGGATCGTAGCCTGGAACAATACGGCCGTTGGCATCAGTGCCGGGGGCATTCGTTTCGTAAGTCAAGTCACAGCCAAACACACCCATCGGAGCGGCGGTACCGGGAGCGGTAGCCGAAGCGAGACGCCGATCAAAGTTCAGGAAAGCGGGCCGTTTGCCACGGGTTTTTTCCGTGTAGGGGCGGAAACCGGGACGTACCGGGATAGTAATGGAGTTGGCAGGAGTAGTAGCCGGAAGCGCAAAGAGGCTTGCGAGTACAGGCGTTTGGATGGCTGGCTGAGGCATGATGAATCCTTGAGTTCTCCCGCAAGTTCGCGGGATATGTGGGTTTGCGTGCCGGGAAATAGAATCCCGGACGCCCTTGACGTTAAGGGCGTCTTGCTGAATGCAAGTGCTCGCTTACTTAGTTACGAACCTTCTCGATGAGCCGCGCCACACCGGACTTTTCTTGTTCAGCACGTGATACGTTTTTAGCAACAAGCACTTCCTGATCAGTAGAAGCGGCTTCCATACGATCGGCGTGTTTTGCCGTCAGCTTCAAAGCAATGCTGGTCTTCCAACGCGAGTACGCCAACCACGCAGCGCCACCAAGTACCAATACTACAGCCACAATCAACAGCCACTTGACAGCCGCCGCGATAGCAGGCAACAACAAGAAAACCAAAGCGAGGCCAGCAAGAGCGGGCCCGCCAATGATGGCGGTGGCGTATTCTTTGAGGAAGATACCGACGGCAACGCAAGCGATGGAGGCAATACCGGCAATGAATGCAAGACGGGTGACGGTGGTTGCCAATTGGTCACCGTTATCCCCTCCGACTGGCGTGGGTGTAAGCGGTCCGGCAGCGGTTCGGAGGGAGCATGACGTGAGTTGAAGCACGAGCACAATAAGCAGCCCAGCAAACAAAAGATAGTTAATCGCATTACCATTCGTCCTGATCATCGGTGATTCCTTCACGCTCGCGTTTTTGTTCTTCCAGCTTTTCGCGGAACATCCGCGAATTAAACTGTAACTGATTCTCAGTGGTGGACAAGGATGGAAGTTCGGGCGGCGGCGGACGTACCAACTTGTTCATGGTAATGCCAACTCCCGCCAACGCATCGATAAGATCGTCTTCGCCATCCGAGTCGGGCATAAAGCGCAACAACAGCGGCTCGATCAGCGCACGCTTCGACTTAGGCAAATACACTTTACCCGCTTGCATCAAGCCTTTGATGGCATTAGCTACTTCGTGCTTACCGTTCGTACGCGAGTAGTGCTCCGTAGCGAAATAGTGCGATTGTGCTGCGCTTTCGATTTGGAACAACGGTTCCAGCGTATTAGCGATGACGCCTTTCTCATGGGCAAGCACATACGTGCGCATCGTCTTGCCATATGCGACGGTCCGCTTGACAGCTGTGTGTGGATAGAGCTGTCCGTAAATAATATCCGGATGAATGTAGATATCGCGTTCATGCGATACCCCCGCAGCTACAACGCAGGTACGATCAGCCGATGTTTTCGTAGATGTGGCGTAGTCCGCCGACAACATCCAGTTCAGTTTCTTAAACAACGCTGTTACGCCGGGTGCTTGGTCGTCGTAGTACTTGAGAATATCTATGGTGAAGAACGCGCCGGTTTCAATATACGGCTTGCACAGATACAACGCAGCCCAATGTCGTGGCGACGCGTTGGATTTACGCTGCATGAGCGTATCCCATGGCACCAGCACAGGATGTAACGGTATTTTATTCGCTTCATCGATAACCGCAGGGAACTCGTGCACCGTCCAATTATGCGACTGGTCGCTGTTCAGCAGCGTGCCAATCAAATCATCGACGTGCCAGCGTGTAGCCGTGATCAATACGCCGCCACCGGCCATGATACGATTGCTTGCCGTGCCCGACCACCAGCCGCGTATCTTATCGCGTATGGTACGGGAGTCTGCGTCTTCGGTATTCTTATGAAAGTCGTCAATACACAGGATATCAGCGCCACGTCCAGGCAAACCGGCTTCAATTGACGTCGACGTAAAGGAATTTTTACCGCCTACCAGCTTGACAAACTCCTTCGCATTGAAAGAACGGTCTACGTTGACGTTAAATAGATCCTTATAAGGAGCCGAGTTCAGCACTTCGCGTACATCACCGCCGTTTAAGTCCGCAACTGTCTGCGAGTGCGTGACCGAAATGAACTCTTTGGTGGGGTTTCTTCCGAGAAACCATGCGGGAAGCATACGTGTGACGTGCTGAGTCTTACCGTGGCGTGGCGGACAGGTCAAAATAAGCTGCGGACCAAGTCCGGCTTCGATATCTTCGACGAATTGCTGCACAATGGCGCACAGTTTCTTCGTAAATTCACATTCTTGGTACGTCGCCCCCATGACAAACTGCACAAACGTACGAAAATCTCGCCGTGCGAGTTCGCGTCGTATGATTTCTAATCGAAGGCGGTCAACGGACATGAATTAACCGTGCGCGTCATCGTCGATGAAGGTGAATCCGGCATACGTAGGAGCAACCCACCCGCCTTCCGGCTCGGCAATACCCGTCGGCGGTGGCGTTTCGTGCTCATCGACAGGAATAACTTCAGCAGGTAGATCCCCGACCATCTTTGCGATGCGCTCTGCCAGCGTATACGGCTGCCGCTGGCTGTTCGTGCGCGACACATTTTTGGAATCTAGAAAGGCGTGTGCGGTTTGCGACTGAATATCGAGCAGTTGATACTGCGCGAGAAACATCGCATGAATGGGGTCGCTATTCATTGTTTCTTTTCCATTTCATGCGTTGCGACGAGTAGCTCATTGATCAACTTATCTACGGCTGCATTACGGGAAGCTTCGCGCTTCCGCCTTTCAAGCAACTCTTTACACACTTCAGCGAGTTCGCAATGCAACGGGTGTTGGTTCTGCGATAGCTGAAGTAACGTTTCGTCAGTTAGCATGTGTAGCTTCTTTCTTAGCGAGTTCGGCTAATTCGCGTGCATGTTGATCAAGCAATTCTTCCCGAGTGAGAGCGTTGATTTCTTTCTCGGTCATGTCAGATACTTTTCTGCGTCCACGGTCAACACGATCCGCAACTTCACGCTGCTCGACGTGCTTTGCATCAGGCAATGCTTTGTTAGCAAGGAACTTCAGCAAATCAATCTTGTCCCGCGCTGTTAGCTGCGTACCGCACAAGTCCCCCGTCATGATCGCAGCTGCTGCGAGATTCAACAACCCACACACATCGATAGCCGCCCGTGCGGTTTCGGCTTGAATGTTGGCGTCCATCAAGGACGTCAACTTCGTCGGCGTGATTAGATTAAGTTCTTCTCCTTGAACTGGCAAACCGTTGACGATGTTACGTATAGTCTCCAGAGTTGGCTCGTCGAGAAAATCAAACAGGTTCAGCGTCGTCAATTGACGAAGCGAGTCCACTGACACTTGTCGTATTTTCCCGATCGGCCAGTTCAGCCACTCCGGTACCTGCCGCCAGTTGGGTGTCGGGTCCACCAGATTGCTCTGCGGGACGTGCGGCCATTTGGATGTGTCGGCCATGCCGTGTGGTTCCTACAAGTAAGTAAGGCTGACACGCGCGTTCAACAAGCTCTTTGCAATACGCGTGCAAAGCTTCCGGCACC